CTTTTACGGGACTACCGTCTGCATAGCGCGTTGAGCCAATACCGATAGTCCAAACACCTGCTGGGCATTTATAAGAGATTAGTTTGCACCCTTCAAACTCTTTAATTAACTTTAACCCTTCAACACCAATTTTCATTTCTTCCCTCTCATTAGTAGTATGGTAGTGAGCTTCTGACTTAGGCGTATCATATCATTATCTAGCACACGAATCTGGTCAATTAACTCAATTAAGGCATCGGTAGCTTCTTGCAAAATCGGCTTAACTATTGTGGTCACCCAAATCCAAACAAAGTACACGATATACCCCATACCGCCAGCCGCTACGATAGGAAAGCCATACACATTGATATATTTTGCAATTGCTTCAGCGTCCATCACTCTACCTTCTTGATTGGTTTTTCTGGTGGTATTTCGAGTGCTTGAGATACTAAACTGTCGATATTGAGGATGTCGTTTGACATCCCCGTCACTCGTTTATCAAGTTGCTTGATAATACCTATCAGACTTTTAATCTTCTCAAGCACACTATCAAGCAGGAACTTTAGCGTCAAAAACACAAAGTACATCCCAAGGCAGGATGAACCAATAGGAAACCCAACATCTGTTATGAATTGAAGGATTTCCATACTTTACACAGGTACTCTTCGTACTGCTCTGACATAGTGAGAGTTAACGGATTTATCCAATGTAATTTGATTCCCTTGCTCAAAACCCTGCGCAAGTGCCCCTGAATAATAAATTTCAGTAGAAGACCAATAGTAGTCACGTGCAAACGCATTTGTTTCGTTATATCTAAAACCGATACCCGCACTGGTCTGAGCAGGGGACCCGCTAGTGTAATCGGTGTTTATCGGTTCTGGAAATACTGCGTTGGCGTTTGCACCACTACTTGTATTATTAGGAGAGGTATAAGGTTTTAAATTGTAGTAACAAACTTCAAGTTCATTTTTAGCGGGTAAATACCAATCAGTATACCCGTTAAGACCACCACTACTATTTAAATTATTACAAAAAACAGCGGCTTGATAGGCTGCGCCAAGAGCCACTAATGATGAAGTGTTTGCTGGACCATTAATAACTGACACTGCTCCTGTTGATACGTCGTTAACCCCCCACTGCACAAAAGATTCACCAGTTTCTTTAGGTGCGACAACTAAATAATGCGTAGCAATACCCCCACCACCCACAGCTATTTTACCAGCGTAAAAACCGCCTCCGTAAGATTGACCTATTGTTGTCGGGGGAGGTGGAGGACCAAAACTCCCACCAAACATAACTTGCATAATACCCGTCATGACACGTTACCTGATACAACACATACTGTTGCACTGACAAATAAAATCGTAGCAATACCACGAGTAGCTAATGTTATAGATGTTTTTACCGTATTTGTTCCAGCAATGTAGGCCGTTGGTGCGCTTGTTGTAATAGTTATACTTCCTGTCGTGTTGTTATAAACAGAAATTGCATCACCGTTTGCAAAGGTAGAAGTCGGTACGACAATAGAACCACTTGTTCCAACACCCACATACTTACCAACATCACCAACTGCTAAAGTGTAAGCCGTAGTTTTATCTGAGCCTGTTTGCGGGATATTTTTATATCCGACTGCATTTGTTCCATCCACCGTACAAGATGACAACGTACCGCTAGAAGGTGTACCTAACGCACCGCCTGTTGAGTATTTACCATTAAATGTAGACCAATCCGTAGAAGATAAAATACCGCTTACAGATGCACTAGCTGTACCCAATGCAGCTTGTTTACCATTAAATGTAGACCAATCAGTTGAGCTTAATGCGCCTCTATTTGATGCACTTGCTGTTGGTATATTTAGCGTAATAACTGGTGTTGTTGTGCTGTTCGCAACTGTTGATGAAACATCTGTACCCGTAGTCCCTAATGTCAAAGCCGCAACAGAAGTGACTGTACCAGCAGAAGTAGAAGGAGGTTGCCAACTAGGTGCCGCAGTACCATTAGACGTTAACACATAAGTGGCTGTTCCAGCAGCAAGCATGGCTGTTGTACCTGAAGCTGTTTGGTAAGGTAGTTGCCCTGCTCCGCCGCCTGCTAAGTTAGTTGCTGTAGTTGCCGTTAATGCATTACCTGTTGTACTTTGGTTAAGTGTTGGAAAATCGCCAGCTACTGCGATTGTGAGTGCACCTGTACTTGTTGTACTTTTTAAAATACCCGTAGCTAAAGCAGAAGTCCCTGCACTAAAATCTGTACCTGACGTTGCAGCAGAAATAGCTGTACCGTTACCTTTTAAAACTCCAGAAATACTAGTAGTTAATGTAATTGCAGGGGTTGATGTTGGGTTAGCTACTGTGCCTGTAAACCCGTTTGCGCTGACAACGGATAGTGTTGTTACTGTACCACTAGAAGAGGGAGATACCGCTGTTACGAAATCAGACCCATTCCACACCACTAGTGCACTTTTATTAGTAGGGATACTAATACCCGTAGTAGATGCACCTTTAAGGACTACCGCTGCATCGGATTGGTTAACAACAAAGTACCCTTTACTTCTAGCAGGGGCAATAATATTACGTGATACACCAGGTGTTCCTGTAGCGATAAGGATAGCACAGCGTGCTTGGTTAGGTGCACCAGAGCCTGTGTCCGTTAAAGTCCAGTCGCCAGAAGTTACACTCGCTGTTGCCGTCCCTGCAACTGCATCGTCAAGTGATTGGGTAATACTATTATTTACGGTAGTTCCCCATGTTCCAGTAAGCTCACCTTGAACTGGAAGGGCTAAACCTAAAAGCGTGGTATAAGCTGTTGTCATGTTTTTAACCTGATGTGTTAATTGGACCCCAATTAGGAGTTTGTGTTGTGTCTACGGAGCCCCAGTTAGCGGTCTGTGTTGTAGATATATTACCCCAATTTGCAGTCTGTGTGTCGTCTATTACTTCCCATAAGAAACGTGATACGCACGTACTGTTTGCATAAACAACTTCTAATATGTCTGCTGAAGTGCTACCACCACCTAAATAAAAGTCTTGCGCTGTTATATCGGCTGAGAGAGATACGTTGTATGTACTTCCTGCGGGGCTATAGCTGTCTGTTGCAATGACCGTCTCAATGACTGTACTAATATTAGGTCCAACGGTTGCGTCAGACGCATCGCTACTAGAAACTATCTCTGTTAAATCGGCTGTCGTTGTTGATAAATACACATATGCATCTGTTGCCAATACGCTCTCAGTAAGCGCTGCAAGTAGATAAGCTAGACTACTAACTGTATCAGTAGCTGAAACGCTCTCAGTTAAACTCGCCGTAGACGAAGCTAAAGTGCTAATGCTGTCAACGGCTGATACGCTCTCAACTACTTGCTCTACATTAGTTGGAGTCTCTTCTACTGTATCAGTTGCCGATACGGATTCAGATATTAAAGCACCAAATTGAACTAGTGCGCTGATACTATCGCTAGTAGTAAGAGACTCAATAAGGTCTGCGTAAGTATTTCTACTAGGTACTGGCGTTAACCCTGCAAACGGTGCTTCTGCAAATGCAGTAAAACCAAATAAGTTAGCTACTTCGATTGCTGGAGATTGGTAACTATCCGTTGCTGTAACTGATTCAGTAATAGACTTACTATAAACAATACCCGCTGAGTAAGCGTCTGAAGCTGTAACCGACTCTGTTAAATAGTCGTGGTTATTAACTGATATAGAAAAGTCAGTAGCTGTTACTGTTTCTGTAATACTCGCAACAAGTGTAATCGGACCGCTATTGGGTAGCAGTGCAAATGGGTACTCTGCAAAGGCTACTAACCCAAACATAATCTTACGGTGCTACTGGAAAATCTACAGTGAAAGGAAACCCTGCTTGCAAGGTAATATCTCTAAGTGCTTGGCGATATGCCGCCCACGCTGCTTTGTCTACAGGTGCATCAGCTACTTGTGTCCAGTCTGATTGTGATAGTAGCATATTGCGTTTGTAGCGTACTTCAGTGGCTTTTTGTGCTATTTCAGCGTCTAGCTCATCTTGTGTTTTAGCTTCAACAATCACATCAAACACTACGCCATTCTCAATATATGGTTCGATTGAAGTGAGTTTTTCTGCTTGTGAATGTGCTTTTTCAGACTGTATTTGATAAGCATTGCGCTCCTGCGCCCACATTAAATCAAGCCCTTCTGGTGGAAACGATACGTTAGGAAACACCTCTGTATGCTCACCATGAGATAGGATTTGACTGTTTTCAATTATGGCTATTTTCATTTTTTTATGGTCCTGTTGTTGGTAGAGGGCCTGTTGGGACGGTCATAGTTGAGTCTGTGTAGCGTCCAACACCTTTTGTCACTCTAATGTCATACATATACCCTTTATAAAGACCTCCATACCCTTTCCAAACTTCACCTAATGCTGGCGTGTTTGTAGTGTTATTGCTTCCCGCTGAGGTGTTTGTACCATCAAGTACCCCGTCTAAATATATTCGCATAGTGCTTCCGTTTCTGCACACTGCAAAATAAACCCATCGGTTATTTGGAAAATTGGTTGCGCACGATATTCCCGCCCCGCCATAAAAGTTGGCTTGTAACTTAGTAGTATCCCCAGTTGCAATACCTAAACCTATACCAAAAGAACCAGTAGAAGTCGGCCCGTTAGTAAAAATGCCCCCAAAAACAGTTCCGTTTAACGTACTATATAACCAACCTTCAACAGTAAAATTCCCAGTACCAAAATTAAATAGATTTGATGTAGTGGGAATTAGTGTATCGCCTACCCCATCAAAGTAAACAGACCCGCTACCATATTTACTTTGTGTGGTGCTAATTACCGTATTACCTCCTATTGTTATAGAAAAATTATTACTAGATGAATCTATAATATTAGTTGTTGTTCCATTCGCACCATTACCCACAAGAAGAAAAGACACGTTCGCCCAATAAGGGTCAGTAGGTGCTCCACCCAACGTAGCAAACCTAGATAACATACTCATCGCACAAACTTCCCATAGATAGTTGTACCAGCATCACGAGTCCAAAGTAAGCACCAGTCTGTCCCCGATGTTTGCAAAGTCACACCGTTAGCTGAGAACGTAGTCGTTGTCGCGCCTGTTGATGTAATCCAGTTAATCGTTGGCCATGTAATCGAACCCGCAGCACCTAAGTTAATCCCTTCAATTAACAGTTCACCTAATTTACCCGATGGCGGCCAGTTTGTGATTGTAAGTGTTGGGTTGCTTGAAGCTGATGGCGCCCAGCGTTGCTGAGAGCCGTTAGTGAAATTTAAAGCTGCTGTGGTGGTGCTGTCGTAATAAACCCAGCCGGTATCTTGGAACATCGTTCGAGTCAGTGAGTAATCACCACCCGTTAAGTTACCACCTAAGGTTGATGCACTAAGCGTAATACCAGAAGGCAATGTAGGTGTACCCGATAAGTTAGCCGCTGTAGTTGCTGTTGTCGCATTACCTGTTGTGCTTTGATTAAATGTAGGCCATGTGAATGTACCTGTACTGAAGTTACCGCTTGTTGGCGTACCGAGTATAGGCGTTATCAGCGAAGGAGATGTTGCGAATACAGCTAATCCCGTCCCTGTTTCATCCGTTAACATTGCGGCTAAATTAGCACTTGATGGAGTAGCTAAAAAGGTTGCTGCACCAGTACCAAGCCCCGATACGCCTGATGAAATAGGAAGTCCAGTAGCATTAGTTAACGTACCACTTGAAGGCGTACCTAAAGGCCCGCTGGAATATACTGTACGTTCCGCTGGGTAGGTAACAAAGACATCTTTAGTCCCTGCAGTGAACGTAACCAAACTACCAGAATTACTAGATGCTAAAACTGTATCTCGACTTAATGTGTTTCCAGAGGTTGTGTAGGTGCCAATGCCTACTTCCCAGTTAGGACCGCCTTGGTCTGCAATCGTATAAAAGGTGGTGTTGCTGTTACCAATAGCTGACGAGAAAGTCTGACAGCCTGTTGCTGCCCCTGCTAGTGTAATAGCGGTTGTCCCTGTAGAAGTGGTTGTTTCTCTAACTCTGTCAGCTATTACTAATGCCATCTTAAACCTCGACTAAATCGTCTTCTGAGAACCAGCGTTCTTGCGATACTTTATTTGCGTCAGTCCAAGATACTAAATATTGAATGTCACCTTCTTGATTAACATTCAATGCGCTAACTAAACCTTGTGGTACAGGGCTTACTACTTTAACTTCTTGACCTACTTTAAAACTTGCAGCCATGATAATCTCCTAAACGCTTGCAGTGAATGTGACGAGTAGCGAGTCACCAGAAACAACACTACGGTTACCACCAGTAAAGCTACCTGCTGAATAAAGCACACCAGTTGTTGTAGCGCGTGTTTGAGTTTGACACATTAAAGCACCAGCAATAGTAGCTGTACCATTGATACTAAAGGTTGTTGAAGTAGATGAAAGTGAGCCAGCAGAAGCGGAACCCCACCCAACCGTAATACGATTAGTACCAGAATACGCTGTGCTTTCAGTCCACCCAGCGTGAATGTTTAAAGTATCACCCGCAGCATAAGTAGGTGACGTTGCACCATCAACAAGACCCATATACCAAGCCGCTGTCCAAGAGGTACCTTTAAAATACTGAGTTAATAAGTCGTTTTTACCTACAGTCACTACTAAATTTTCAATAGCGTCTACCCATTTAGTAGCACCATCTGAGCCTACGCAAACTACATCGTAGTGACCTTTAACTTTGATTTGTTCCTGCATATCACCAGCGCGAGCAATCTCAGCGCCACTAACGTCAACAGGATTGATTTTTTCTGATTGCATTATATGCCCCTAATTAGAAGACCGGATGATGGCAGAAGTTGCCGTATTCGCCGGAAAGGTTATTGTAAAAGTTGAAGTCGTTGTTTTATCGCTACCAAAGTCTAGTACAGCTACAGACCTATCGTCTTTAGAGCTATTATATATCAACGCGCCGCGTGTCGTGAAACTTGATGTAGGCCACGAGATATTATCAAAGCTAATGTACGCAGTCCCATCAGAAGCGTTTACTGTTGGGTTTACTAATGCTTTACCTGTCGCTGTATACCCAGTGCCCGTAATTTCGTCTGCGTCAGTGTATTCAGTGGTATTTTGATTAAGTGTAGCGTTAGCTGTGTACAAAGCAATTTTAAACGTATCCGTAGTAAAGTCATGGATAGCCTCGTAAAGCTCTTTTTTAAAGCTGGTTGTTTGGCCTTGTACTATCATCTAACAGGTATCCTTGCTTGACCGTTACGGTATGCATCACCTCTATCTTTACCCGTAGCGAGTGTATTGAGTAGGTTCATTGCTTCTTCGTAGCGTTGACGGTAATTAGTCATGATGTCTGCATCACCTTTTAAAAATGTATACGCCTCTAAAATAGATCCATACAAAAGTGCAGAGTCGAAGTTTTCACCAAGCCATGTGTCTCCCGCATCTACAATAGATGGCGGGTAATAGAAGTAATGTAGCTCTGCCTCATACTGCACGTCAGGTGTAGGGCCTAAAATAAAAGTTAACTCGTTAACATCGTCTGAGCGCGGACCAAATATCGCATAGTATTTAGGTGTGCCATAACTTGTTGGGCTTGGATACGCTTCACGAATAAAGTTAACATCCTTATTTAAAAGGTATGTATATTCACCTGATGTCGGGTCAATAACTGCAATAGAGTACGCTGACAAAAAATCATTGGGGCATTGCAGGTATTTATTGTGTATCGTAATCACACCCGTGACATTTTTACGTAGGTCTGGGAGCTGTATGCTGTTGTATATACGCTGCTCTGCTTCTTTGGTGAAGAGCGCAAGTTGGTCTGAAGAGAACGAATTCTCAACGTAGTCTTGAATCGCTGTACACAATTCTGCGTAAGTCATAGCTTATGCCATCGGTCCGCGTGCGATTTTACCTTTCGTTGCAGCGCCATTACCACGAGTTTTAACACCAGACGTTTTAATGCCTGTTTGTGGGTAGCCTGCTACTTTAGGGGTAGGTTCTGTTTTAATTTTGCCTGACATAGTCGTTCTCTAAGTTGTGATTGAAACAGTGCCAACAGAAGTTTTGGCAACAAGGTAATTAGGTGTAAGAGCTGCATCATACTGTGAAGAGCCTCCAACTGGTGCCCAGCCCCATTGGAATATACGACTTCCGTCTGAGGGTAATTGTAACGTATTTAAGCCTGCTTGGTAATAGCTTGTATCAGGTCTTGGGTCTCTTAATGCTTGCGGATCAAAAATTGGATAAAGACCTAGTAATAACTGTGGTTGATCTGGGTCCCAGCATGATGGGCAAACTTTAATATCAGTTATTTTGGTTTTGATTACAAGTTTTTTAAGTTCCTTTAACTGATACCGCTGTCCGCAACGATCGCAAAAGGAATGGCTCCACTTACCTGATGAGTATTTAACCGACATGGTTATATAAACCCAATTCTTGGAACAGCTCTAAATGAAGCAGTATCTCTATCTTCTTCAGCCGCCATTCTATACTGTTCTTCATAATCAGCTTTTAACATCGCAATTCTGTTAGGGTCTACATCCGCGACTTTAACAGACAGGTAATATGATAACCCTGCAATCATTGCCGGTAAAAATCTAAATGGGATATCTTGTGTGTTTACCCCTGTACCTACATCTTGAATACGTCTCATACGCCATGTTACAAGTGTATAGTAAGGTGTTGTTGATGTACCTTGATCTGGTGTAGGCCATATATTTATAGTTGCGCTATTAACTCCGGTGGGTGTTGTAGCGCCTGATTGCTTATTAAACCAAAATTGAATAGGTCGTCCTCTTGCATTCTTATTTGGGATAGTTGAATACGTTGATTCTGATATACGGTTTATATTTATATCAACTTGATTTTGCCCAGTACCCGTACGAACAACGCAGTCTAACAGTTCAACAGTATCAACAGGAACAGTATACTCAATCTGATTTGGGTATAAGGGGATTTCAATCTGTTCGATTGTCCACATATTTGTTCCGCGATTTACCCATTCTATGAATAAAAGCTGAAGGGAGCGTCTTGCTGTGCGTAAATCATACCCACTACGAAGTTCTCTACCTCCGAGTCTCTCATAACATTCTTCCGCGATTTCAGCAAAATCAAGATTGAATAACGCAGTTCCGGTTGTGGTCATTCTACATACTCCAATTTCCAACCTTTAGATTTATATTGTTTTTTAAGAGCTTGGCATACTGATTGAATGCTAACCCCTAAATCTTCTGATGCTTCTTTTAGTGTATCCCACATTTTACAAGTACCGTTATTATCAATACCTTTAACTTTTCTTGCCATGTGATTTTTTGAGCCTATTTGCCGTTCTCCAGAGCCGTAAAAATAATTACGGTCTCCTTTCCATAAACCTTTCTCTTTTAATAATATTGAATGGTATGGTCTTTTTTTACCGCGATTAATGTTACCTATTTTAATTCTTGTTTCAGCTGATACAATCCTACCCCTATTAGCATCGCCGATTTTTCTTTTTGTGTCTTCTGAATATACACGTTCAAAATTCGATTTAAGGAGTGCGGCTTTGGTATTAGCCGACATTTTACGACCTTTATTTGACTCACTTATCTTCAATTTATGCGTTTCGGATAGCTTAATACCTACCCTAGCCATGGCTATTCGCTTACAATGCTCTTCAGAAAAAACAATCCCTTTTGACGAGTTTGACATTTTAAGTTTAGTTTCATCAGATACTACTCTACCAACTGTACCTTCTCCACCGTTCGTCAAATTAGTTAGTTTTATACCCATTCTTTTTAAACAAGCGATAATCCCAACTTCTAACGACAAACTATTTTCATTAGTAGAACATTCAATTTTACCAATTAAAACATTGTCTCTACCGATTTTAGCGACTTTGTTTTTATGATACTGATTTCTAGTTTTACTTAATTTATAACGCTCACCTACACCCTTCCCAACATAGAAAGGTATCCCATCTGGAGAGCAGTGTAGGTAAACGTAAGGAGTCATTATTTTTTACCTTTTCGTCCAGGTACTTTTTTAGGGTTAATGCACCCCATTCCGCGAGAGAATCTCATAAGTATTTACCTTTTGTATGACCTTTAGTTGCACAACCATCACCGCGTTTAGAAGCCGATGTACGCGATACACTTCCACCCGATGCAAACTTTCTAGGCGGTACTTTCTTAGCAGGTTTAGGTGGACGCTTAGTCATACCGCCTTTTTTCATACCGTTTGCAGGGAGGTCTTCAGGTTTATCAGAATCTATATATTTAGACATATCAGCAGCGTCTTTAGCAGATTTTTCTAACCCTACTTTATTATATAAATCTCCTGATTCATACTGACTACGCATACTCTCAATAGCTGCTCTAGCACGGTCACCTTCAGTAGGACCTTTAGGCTTCATAACAGTAGTAGATGATTTCTTAACTACTGCAACAGGGGCTTCTTTTTTAGATGGAGTAGAATCTACTTTAACATCTTCTTTAGAGTTTGAATTCTTAGCTTGACCCATTAACTCAGCAGCTCTATCTTTTGCGCTTGTAGCTGTGTAAGAATCTTTAGACCCTTTATAGGGTGTTTCATCTTTCTCTAAATCACTGGGCATTAAAGCCCCAGCAGCAATTTGTACAGGGGCGGCAGCCAATCCAGCTGCTCCACGACCTACAATAGGGGCAGCTTTACTCAATGCACTTAAAGCTCTAGACCCACTAGTAGCTGAAGATAATCCTTTAGATACAGCATTTGACAATCTACTTGCTGCACCTTCAGATGCACTCCCTGCTCTAGCAATAGGCTTAGATACACGTTCACCTTCATACACGTTACCAGACGATTTACCTGATGCACTTTTAGGTACTGAACCAGATACTTCACCTTCGTATACTTTAGGTGATACTGCACGGCTTGATGAAGATGAAGATGATGGCGAAGATACATTTTTACCGCTAGTAGAACTAGCTGAACTAGGCCCTCTATTAGAAACTACGCGTTCACCTTCAATCGCATCTCTACCAATACTACCAGCTGATTTAGTTCTTTTTGCTAGTTCACCACCGTTTAATTCACCTTCATATACTTTAGGGCGAATACTCGTAGACTTAGCTGAACTAGATACGCCTTTACTATTAGGAGATGCCACTTCACTTGTTTTTCTAATAGCTACTTCTTTTTGATATACAGGCGGTTTTGACGCAGGTTGTGCGCCATTAGGGCCACGCTTAATATAGCGTTTAGGGTCTGAACTGCTACCACCTTGACCAAAGCGTTTTACTTTTGCCATGACAATCCCCTAGACCATTTTACCTTTAGTGTGACCTTTAGTTGCTACACCGTCTGCACGAGTAACACCGCCTTTAGCATAGCAAGAGCCACCCATAGCCATCATCTTACCCTTTGTATGACCTTTAGTTACACAGCCATCACCACGAGTAACACCGCCTTTAGCCATGCACTTACCGCCATCTTTCATCTTTTTAGAGTCTTCCATCTTCTCGCCTTTAGCGTATTGCTGTGGAGTGAGTTTACCAGACTTAATAGCTTTGCCTTCTTTAAGCTCTTCGCTATAAGTGTCTTTACCTTTAAATAGCTTTTTTAAGTTAGCCACGTTACCACCTTCTTTAAATTTTTTGCCTTTATCGGCTTGATTAAATTCTTTAGCTACACTTACTGGTATACCCGCTTTCTTTGCAAAGCTTGGGTTGTGAGCGGCGGCAGCCATGAAATTACGTTGTTTCTTACTTGTACTAGGCACCGCAGTTCCACCGTTTTAGAGATGCTGCTTTACGTGTAGGTTTACCATTCTCATCTTTCATAGGACCTTTAACCCCTGCCATACGCGAGCAAAATGATTTCTTACGAGAAGCATCTTTTTTGGTTTTAGGATTTGGTGCTGGTGCTTTTAAGTTAGAGCCAGTAGCCGCATTATATTTCTTGCGACCTTTTTCTGTAAGACCTGCGCCCTTAGAGACGGGGAGCTTCTCACCTCTACCTACTGCTAATACAGGAGCTTTCTTTGCCATATTATTTACCTGAGAAATGTTCAAGTGCCCAACCAATAACGCTACCAAACGCTGCACCTAGTCCACCCATAACCATTAAAACTTGCCATCCGCCCTTAGCTTCTGAAAGGGTTTTACCTATTTCAGCAACGGAAGTTTTAAGCTCTTCCATATCTTTAACCAACTTATCCATATCAGTTTGCAAGTGTTTAATCTCATTTTCATGAACAGCAAGTTTAATTTGGTCGTCCATCATT